CTCTCCTCTTTCAGAGTCTTTTGGATCTTTTTCAGCAGATCTATCACTGTCATTTTTCAACTCCGACTTGCCAGACATCGAAACGCCTGTTACAAAGATTTCAACGACCTCGCCTTCATCAGCCTTTTCATTAGGCATATGAAGACTTCTTTTTCATGGTCTTCTTTTTAGAAGCCATCTTTTTAGAAGCCATTTTCTTCATTGGCTTCTTTTTGCCTTTACCGTATGTCATGGTTTTTCCTCCTTTTGACATGAGTGAAGAAAAAGCAGACCTATTCATGCCTTTTTACTCTTTTTTGAGCCTTTAAGCAAGTCTGCGTCTGCTTTGCGTGCGCCACCTTTGCCAGTGGCGAACGATCTGACCCGACCAATAGCCCAAGATGTTGGGGTTTGGCCAGGACGAGATCCTGATGAATAATATGCGCCCATGCCACGCTTGGCGACTTTGCGGAGTTTTGCTTTTGAGATGCCTGAGGACTTGCTATATTTGTCAATAGCTGACTCTAGGCTACCACCACTCTTTTTACTTGCTGAGGCTTTTGCGCCTTTTTTCGCTGGCTTTTTTGTAGCTCTTGGTGACATTTTTAGACCTCCTTTTGGCTATTCGCTCCATCTCTGCTTTCGTCAACTTGCCTTCACGATATTTTTTGGCAGTGCTTTTGATCTCAGCTTCTTGGGCTTTTTGATTCTTGGCGCCACGAACATACTTGGTGTTGACACCTTTTTTAGTTTTGGGCTGGGGTTTGAACTTGCGTGCCATTTTGCCCTCCTATTGCTGATAGTGCTCCTGGAGCTGCAATGCCCGCAACACTTAAAAATTTAATTAGGTCGCCGAGAGTCCCGATGTTCCTGCTGGGGATCTCAACATCGTTAATAAATGACTCTTCACTGAAGACTGGGGTGTCTGGTGACATTGTTTGTAGTCTTGGTGTTTTGTATTGAGGCACAACTTCAACAAGTGACTTGGGATAGCCTAGCTCTTTCATGGCTGTGTTCATGTGCCTGCCATCATGCATGTTAACTTTCAAAGAGCCATCATCTTGAAGCCTTAGACCTAGTTGCGGGAAAGTGAACTGCTCCCTAGGAACTCCTGCTGCTATGTCTTGCTTCTTTTTGTCAACTGTTTCTCTTATGAAGTCAAAGCCTTTTTGGTCAAGAGGCATTTTTGCAGCCATATCAAGAAATGCTTGAGGGTCTGTTACGCCAAGTCCACTGCCTGCTGTTCTTGAGTTGTATATCGCACTGCCAATGTCTTCTTCGTCATAGAGCTTGAAGAATCTTGGATCCTCTTTCGCTATCTTTTCAGCCTTTGCCCCGTATGTTGATGCTGCATCACTGGGATCCATGAAAACCTTTTTGCTAAGGCTTTCCAAAAACTCGCCAACTATTTTTGATGCTGCGCCCATTATTCTGCTGCCTTCGTTAAATCTTCTATCAATGGCTCCGTTATATTTTCTCTGAAAAATTCTATTCCCAAAGTGTCATCGTTCTGAAAATCTACATCCCCAACAAGATCTTCTATCTCTTGCATTATTTTGTCATTGGCTTTTTCTAAATCACCACCAGCCTCATCTAAAAATCTTTTAGGCTCTGGTAAAAGCAAATTTTCTGTTATGCCACTATCAAACCAATCAAATAATTCTTTAGGAGATTTGAAATAATTTTTCAATTTGAAAACATTAACATCCTCCAAAGTCGGTGCAGCAAAATCTGTTCTTACAGAAGATATTAAATCAGAATAATCTACAGGAGTTTTTGCGACTTTTTCAACAGGCAATTTGCTTAATGCACCTGCACCGATGGCGACTGCTGGAGTTGCTACGAGGCCAATGCCCAATTTTTTAGCAACATCTCTTCTTGATAAATCAACAGCTTCTTGGCCTGCAGTTTTACGACCCAAGTTGCTCAAGAATGACCTTGCTGGCTTTGTGACTGCTTTCGTCAATGGGAAAGCCTCAACAGCACTCAGCCCCAAACCAATTGTTGGCGCGATGTAATCAGTTGCTGTTTCTGCTTTGTCAAAATCTCTTGCTGCTTCTTGACCGCTAAATACAACCCCAGCAGGAGTGAAGTCCATGAGGCCAATGCCCATAGGATTTCTTGCGTCTGGGCTTGTTGATCCTGTCACGCCTTCAGCCATGTTGTATGAATCAAAATTTGATAGGCCGCCATAATCTCTCAAAAAGTTCGCGATTGCTTGCTGAGTTTTCTCCCGCATGGTTGGTTCGTATGGCATCAACTGGCCTTGATCAGCTATGTAATCAGCTGCAGCCTGAGTCGGGATATTCAACCTACCATCTGGACGAAAAGCCTCAGCCATCAGACTTGCCCTCCTGATAACTCCCTAGCGAGAACCTGCAATGTTTCTTGGAAGCCTTTGTCAAGTTCTTTGGCAGCCATTGCGAACTTGCGTGGGCTGACCTCTGTTGAACTGATTCCTCTGCGCTCAAGAAAACTCTTGGCTGCTCGGATTTCTGCATTGGCTACTTTTTTGATTGCTGCTCTTGCCATTTTACTACCACGCTTTGCATGACCAATAGCGTGCCTTTGTTTTTGGTCCTGGATTATCACAATTGTGCCGAGAGCGGAAGTTGCTTCTGCGTCCTGGCTGGTTCTTTTTGATCCGCATATTCGGATCGCCAAAGGTCACACGCTTGACCCTGTCGCCATCTTTGACATAGACGACTGATTTCTTTTTTCCGTATGATGGCTCGCCTTTGCCGATTCGACGAGGCTTGTTAAGGGTGACTGTGCGTCCTTTGTATTTTGCCATCAGTAAATCCTCAAGCTGTTCCCGTCAACATATTTAGGTAAGCAATAGGCTGTGACTCTGTCCCTTGGGTCCATGCGATCAGAATATTGATAGTTTCCGTATCGCTTTGTAATGTTTCGAGCATACCAATTGCAATCGTTAAGATCGCGAAAATACATGTCATTGCTAACAAGTTTTCTATCATCACCGACCCCAAGATAAACCATCAACAAAAAGACATGAATCAATCAACCTTTGCTCCTCGCTTTTTTCTTTGCGTCTGGAGAAAGATCTTTGAAGTGATAAACACGCTTTGAGTCTTTGCCCATTGTTTTGCCTGTCATGATGATGCCGCCACGATGCTTGTGGATGTCGCCACGATATTTCGTGCCGTCTTTCATATAGTGCAATCCTTTGGCCATCAGGCTTTCCTCTTCTTCTTTTTGTAGCCAGAAGCATAGATGGCTCGTCCTTGACGCTCGGCTGCTGCCTTCGTTTTATAGACTTTGCCAGATGATCCCCATCTGTAGCCACCTTTTACTTTTCTGACTGGCATTACTGATCCATAATCTTTGGACCACCATGGCCAAGCATTTCGTCCATGATTGAACGCATGTCGCCACCTTTGACTTTGATGACTTTGACTTTCATGTCGTCTTCTGACATTTCTTCTTCATCATAGTCTTCTTCGTCTTCTGATTCTGCACCAACACCATATTCCATTTGATGACAAAGCATCAAAAAGTTTACCAGTTGATCATCGCTCAACTCAAGACCTTCAGTGTCACGAGCAAAGCCCATCTTTTCCATGAACAGTTCTTCAGCCTGTTCAATATTTTCTACATTTACTTCAGCCATGTTAGTCTCCTTTTATGAACAAGCCTGTTACAAAAAATTGGATTGTCCGCATGTAATATTTGAATGCCAATCCCCAGCCTTTTTTAACGCCACGACCATAGGCGACAAAATCTTTGAATTCTTGATAGTGCTCACGAGCCTTGCCCTGATCAATGCAACGCTGACCTGCTGCTCTGTAGCCTCTGCGGAATGCTTCGCCATACCACTTGCCGTGATATGTTTTTTGACACCACAACTCGGCTTTGGCTTTTTCCATCAATGTGAAGCCACCAGTCATGACGCCATGAGTCGCGATGACGCAACCACCACCAGAGCTGCCACCTCCATCATTTGATGAAGAGCTGCTTTGAGTTTTGCCTCCAGGAAGGCCATCTTTGCTGTTGTAGTCTGCTGCGGAAGTTGCTGCGGAAGTTGACATCCCGCCAGATGGAGAAAGGCCACCGAACTCACCACCACCTGAAACAGTCTCTGCATAACCACCTGATGCTGCACTTTGAGAGCTAGAAACCCCGCCATCGCCAGACGCATCGCTGGTAATGTTGCCAGAGCTCGCGACCTCAAATGTTCCAGGAACATTCGGGTTGGCTTTTGCATTTTCCATACCTGCGACAATCGCATCAACGATGCTTTGTGTCGTCAAGTCTGGAGTTGTTGTGGTTGGAGTTGTTGTGACATTAGAAGATTGTGTTGTGACATTGGTTTGTTCTGGCGTCACTGGTCCAGGAGTTGAAGCAGTTTTGCCTTTATCAACTTCGCTATAAAACTCATCAAATGTCATTCCAGGAGGCAACGAACCAATAACTTTGCCTGTTTCGTCTGTTACAAGATTGCCTGATTGGAATGTTGTGCCTGTCGGGTTGCCTTGATCATCGAATGTTTTGGTAATGCCTGTTGAACCACCCATGCCGATGAGGGTTTCTTGAACATTTTCTTTGAATGCTTTGTTTTCAAGATATGCGTTGTAGTTTTTACCACCTTCAGAATATTCTTGAATTTCGGAGGCTGAAAGGGTGCCATCTTTGTTTGAGTCCAAAAATGGGTTTTGCTGAATAGCATAATCTGTGTTGCCTGAAACAACAGTTCCGAAACCGAACAACCCAGGACTCAAAGCAATCGGTGTGCTGACTTCATCAAGTTCTCCAGGAACAAAGAAGTCATAACCCTCTGTGCCTTTTTCATCCTCGCTATAAATGTTTTCAAGATTGTTCAATGAGGCTTGGCCAACGATTCCCATCAAACCGCCACCACCTGTGTTGAATGGGACTCCCCATGAAGTCTCTTTCATCTGTGGGTTAATCAGGGCTGATCCAAGTCCCAAAAAGCCAAGTGGTCCAGGAGTGATTGCGTCGATTAAAGTATTTTTGACTGTATCCCCAACATCAACATCGCCAATAAAAGGAACATTGACATTGCCAAGATCAAACATGTTGAAGCCTGAGCCAGTGGTTCCTGATGGAGTTGTTGTGCTGCCATCGCCTGTTCCAACAGTTTGCTGGGTTGCGCCTGTCGGGAAATCTTTAGCATTGTAATCTGGATAGTTAGCAGCGTAAGTCTGACCATACGGAGCAAGTGCGGAGAATCCTTGATAACCACCTTTGCTGTAAATAGGAGCCATTTGTCCACTCAATGAGGCTCTGTATGCTGCGTCTGCACCTCCACCAAGACCAACCAATGCTCCTGGATTTGATTGGTCAGCATCCTCTGTGAGGCTCATCAAAGTTTTTGTTGGGATGACTCCTGGAATGGCCATTATCTTTGCCCTCCCATTGGTGGTTGTGCGGGTGGCATTGGTGGGACTGGAGTTCCTTGTGGCATTGATTGCATGACTGCTTGCAAAGCACCCATATCAGCATCACTCATCGCGCCACCTGTGCGCTCACGGATCTGGCGAATCTTTTCTTGAAGGTAGCGCATCATGCCTTCTTGAGAGTTGAGGTCAGGAGCTGGCATATTGCCAGACGGCATCGAGCTTCTCATCATCGCTGCCTCTTGCTCGCTGATTGCTCCCATCGGGTTAGGCATCGGTGAAGCAGGCATGGCACCTCTCATCATTGCCATTTCTTGTTCACTCATTGGACCTGTTGGCATCGCTGGGGCAGCCATGCTCGGCTGAATTCCACTGAATGCTCCAGGATTGACTGGCCTCATTGCAGCCAGCTGATTGGCTCCAAGAGCCATAGCCATTTCAGTGTCAGACATTGCCATCATTAGCCTCCATTTGCATCTTCATAAGATTCTTTTCGCGCTCAAGTTGTAATTCTGCTTCAAGTTTTGCGACCTTCGCCTCAAGATCAGCCTGCACTTTCATTTGTGCGATCTGCAGATCCTGCTGGGCTTTGGCCTGATCAATCGCGATGTCGGATTGTGCTTTGGCCTGATCAGATTGAATTTCTGCTTGCGTCCGAGCCTGAAGAGCCTGAGCCTCAAGTTGCGCCAACTGCTGAGCGTATTGCAGTGGGTTCTGTTGACCTTGACCACCTTGCATAGCCTGAAGTGCACGGATTGGTGCCATTTGTGGTGCTTGCTGAACGACTTGTGCAGCACGCTGAGAAATGAGCATGTCCATCTGAGGATCAATGTCCTCAAACTTGAACTTCGGATCACGCAGGTTTGGTAGGTTCGGCAACGGCACGCCAATGCTTGACTCCATGCGCTGACGATACAACAAAGCGATGTGCTCAGCAACATGGGCAATCAGAACTGGCTGCATTGCTTTGGCTGCTGGGTTGCCTGCGAGGGATGGATCCTGCATGAACTGAAGATGAACAGCGATGTGCGCTTCATGGTCTTGCTCAGGGAATGCTTTGATTGGCTTGCCATACATCACTGACATGTTCTCATCGATCGGGTCAGTGCGCGGTGCTTCGTCTGGTTCTTTAAGGATCTCATCAATGTTGGGGATGCGGATCGCCTCATACATGCGCTTGTATGCTTCATACAGGTCGTGCAGTTGGGGGGCTGAACGAGCCATCTCAAGGATGGCTTGGGCTTGGGCGATCCGCTGGGCTGTGCTGAAAATGTTTGGATCTGATACGGGGATGATATCAATCCGCTCACTGAAGTCAGCCGCATAGATTGTTTGTGTTGTGCCAGAAACAGCAAACTGGAAAGACTCTGGCAAGTTGTCGGCATTGACTTGAGCGAGGAGTTTGAACTCTTGACCCTGAGAATAATGCAGACGCTTGTGGATTGCGGAGAATGCTTTGCTGCCCTGTTCAATCAGAGCCACTGTTGATCCGACTGGTGCATTCGGGTTGACATCGCCGACATTCATGTCAGCTGTGCTTGCGAACCTTTGGCCAGACTCAACAATAAAGCCCATCAACTGGAACAGTGTGCTTGATGGCTCTTTGAATGGGAGAGGCATGATCGCCTTGTTGACATCATCAACAGTTGCATCTAGGTCAACGAACTCTCCAGGATTGACATCAATCTCGCCACCACTGACTCTGCCTTTCAGTTTGAAACCACCTTGCATATTGGCGAATGCAGCTGAGTCAAGCAATGCTCTTAAAGAACCTGTTGCTGCTTTGCCTAGGCCACCAATCATGTGGTAAAGCCCAAAGCCATAGAAGCCAACTCCAGGAAGGAACTTGTAACTTACAAACCAGTCCCTGCGCTTTTTCTTTTCGTCATCTTCACGCCAGTTGCGTCTGACTGAAACAATCTTTTCGGAATCGTAATCAATCGTGATGACATAAGGCAACATGACCAAGTTTTCTTGATCTTCGTCTTCAATGCCGTCCAGACCTTCAAAAGCCTCATAGACATGCATCTCAAGCAGAGTCATCACTGCGTCTTGTTCGTCGTCGCCATATGGGTTGACACCCTCAATGTCCTCAGTCGTGCTGCCTGAGGGATCAATGCCATCGCCTGAGAACTTGGTCGGTAAATACCAACCTGCCTCAACATAGCGATTGTAATCATTTTTCGGGATGCGGATGAGTTGGGTGTAGCGTGGGGAGGTGAAGAGGTCGGTGCTTTCTGGCGCAACAACAAAGTCCTCAGCCTTCACAAACTTTGAACATTGCCGTTCAAGATTGGCGTCCCACCAGACCTTTTTGAAAGTCTGTCCCACCAGCGGAAGTTGAAACAACATCTGATCAAGATCAGGGAAATACTCAGGCATCTCCTGAGTGATTTGATAATTCATGAAATCTTTGACGCGACGAGCCTGTTCTTCAGTTGCTTCGTCTGGCTCACCAACGATGGTCGTTTTGACTGGACCACCCGCAGGATACAACTCGGCGATTGCTCGTGCATTGAATTGAGTTGCTGCTTCAGCAATGAGCGGATGAACAACAGTGCTCAGACCTCTTGTGGCTCGCTCTTCTTCGTCTTCCTGAAGGCCACCATCTGGGTCAAGTGTCTTGAGGCCATTTTTGTATCGCTCTTCCCACTCGGAGCGAGCAGATCTGTCAGCATCAAAATACTTTATGAGGTATGATGCCTTTTTGTCCAACTCATCTTCGTCAATTATTTCTGCTAAGTTGGAATCAAATTCTGTGCTGATCTCTTCAACGAAATCCAAATTAGGGTCACCGATGAGAACTTCATCCTCCCCAAATGATTCAACCTGCAGGTCGTCTGCAGGTGCTGATTCCGCAAATGGTATTGCGTCGGGTTGAAATGGGATCGGTTCTCTAGCCATATAATGTCACCCTCTTTTTAGGTAGGTCGTCTTCATCCTCGTGATCTTCAGAGTGAGTAACAAACCAACCTTTCCTCAATCTGAGCCATGCCTGTGTGCAAGTATCAACTATATCGTCATTATCCCCTGCTGGAAAGGCTGCACAAATGTCTATTAAATTTTTAGCCCATTTTTTGTCAGATGGAAAGTAAATTCTGCCATCTTCTAAAAGAGCAGAACTTGCATGGGCTCTTGCTTCCTTGTCTCTGTCAGGCATATACTCAATTACTGGGATGCCAGCGATGCGCAAATCTTGCAACAAACTTTGGCCAGAGGCTTTCTTTTCGATCATGACTGCATCTGGCTCGTAATCATAATATGCCTCTTGAGCAATGCGACGCAACTCGGGATAGGTGACACGATCATACCACATATCAATGACAATAGCATTCATCTGGCCATTGCGTCTGAACACTCCCCATGTTGTGCGAGCGGAGTAGGATGTTTTTTCTTTGGTGCTGAAAGCAGTATCCCAAGACTGAATCACATATTCAATTTCGGGCAGATCATTACTTTCCCATGGAACCCACCATTCAGCTCGCAAGATTCCCCCACCTTTCGGCATTGGGCGTTGCTGCAATTGTCCTGCTGCGGCATATGAACCCAGTGACCGCTCAAGTTTGGATAGGGTTGTCTCGTCAATCCTTTCTGGCCAGAGGAGCTCGCCTTCTTTTGTGCGTGGGTCTGTGAAGTTGAGCCTTGAGTGTGTTGGTGTTGGATGCCCGATTTCATATCGAGCAGGTAAGCATAAATGATTCCAATCATCGTATTCATTCGCCAATATGTGTCCTGTTAAGTCATTTTCATGCACTCGCTGCATGATTATAACGAACGCACCAGTCTTTGGGTCGTTGAGTCGGGATTGCATGGCTTGATCCCACCACTCAAGAACACCCTGACGAACTGTTGAGGACTCAGCCTCACGAACATTGTGCGGATCGTCAATGACAATAATGTCGCCACCTTCACCAGTCAATGCACCATCAACCGATGTCGCAATCCTGTGGCCAGTCTTGTCGTTCTCAAAACGCTGTTTCTGGTTCTGGTCGCCTGTCAAAGCGAATGTTTCGCCGAAGTGTGCTTTATACCATGGGCTGTCAATCAGGCGTCTACATTTTACCGAATCTCTGACGGAAAGTGATGATGCGTATGACGCAAACAAAAATCGCTTCTGCGGCTGGATGGTCCAAGTCCATGCAGGCAAAGCCACTGCAACCGAGATAGACTTCATGTGTCTCGGTGGTATGTTGATGATCAATCTCCGAATGTCACCTTCAACAACCGCCTGCAAATGTTCACTTATAGCGTCAATGTGCCA